ACTTTGGTTGTCATGTCTGTGTCCTTAGAATTGGATGTTCTGAGCCGCGCCAGTCTGGTCGATTATCTCAACCGTTCCGGTCCACACGTTGTCCGTGTTGTAAAGTTCGGTGCATCGTGCCTGAACAACTTCAGGCACTGTCATTGCAGCCTTCTCCACTTGAATTTTGATCGCAGCTGCGGCATTGCTTTGACCGAGGATGGCGTCGAAGTACGGTACACCTTTGCTGGTGTTGTAGTACAACTCACCAGCGAACAACCTGATCGCGCTTGCCACGTCTTGCGCAATCGAGTACGGGTTGGACGCCATGGCGATGTTGCCGTTCGAATCCACCAGAAGGTCCCAGGCAACTGGGTCCAGAAGAAGTGTGTCCATCGATTCCTCCTAGTATTTAACACACAGCTGCACGCCACGACCAGCTGCCAAGTTGTCTGGCCCACCTTCAGGCGATGCTGGATTTCCAGTCTGAACAGTTTGCGTACCTGTCCAGCATGGTGTGCTGCTACCTGTCTGCACCGTGAGGGCGGCGTACGTAGTATAGGGATGCGTGTGGTCCTTGACCTTACCGTGCGACACCACACCTACGCCCACACCGCTGAGTATCGTGTAGCCAGGCTCGAAGTACGGCAAGCCAAAGCTGCCTCCGCTTCCGCCCCACGTGTAGCCAATGGCCGCAAACAGATCAGCGTAGGTTGTCGTGCTCACCAGCGTCTGCGCTGTGGGACAGGCAAGCCAACCTTGTGGTACCGCACCCATCGCAAATGGAGCAATGAGACCAACCCAACTGCTGGGATTTATCCACGGCGAGTTGATGTTCACCTTCGTGGGGCCGGTGATGTCGATCTCACCAGTGCCGACGATCTCGATCTTACCAGTGCTGAAGTTGACGTATTGATTCGGGGTGCCGTTGAGAACTCCACCCAGATACAATGCATCAGCAACATCGAACCTGCGCCTGGATCCGGGATTGGATTGGGCTTTGTTCTTCTTCACCGACGAGATGTCTTTGTCGGCAAACACACAGATACCAATGTCTCCAACTTGTGGATCGATGATGATTGCATTGGCACCACCCTGCAACCGCAAGTAAGGGATGTTGTACAGCACGCCGGCTGACGACACCTTGCCATAACCATCTGTCAGGTTGACCAACGGTTGGACGTTCACGTAACCCACTGGATTCAAACCTGAACCATTCACAGCAACGACCTTCACCATCGTTGCTACATTCACCTTGGCCAGCACCTGCCGAATGGTGAACAGCAACGAGTTGTAGTCGCCGGAGAAGTCAGATGGGCGAGCTGCACCTTGCAGTCCAAATTCTGGGATGTCAGGAGAGGCCATCTGCAAATGCTCCGCATGAAGTGAACCAGTTACCGTTCGGCACCAAGCTGTCGAGATTATGCTCAACCATGTTCACGGTCCACTTACCGTTGGCAGCCAGCTGGATGCTGTCCTTCACCTCAATCTGGCCGCCTTGCCGAATCAACGGCAAGAACAGTGATTTGACGAGCAGACCGTTCGAACTCAAGGTCGGATAACCAACCATGTTCGTCAGTGGACTGATTACCACAGGTGTGTTACCAAAATGGCTCATGCGCTTTTTGATGGACAGCGTGAAGTTGTCCGTCGCATAATCGATGTCAGCTGCGTAGGCGCAGGACTTGATCTGATCCAGATAAGAACCATTGAACGTGGGGTAGGACAGCACAGCATCCACATCCACATTCTCGAATTGCCATCCCAACTTGTTGGCGAAGTATCGCATGATGTCCACTACCTTCACTGAATCCTTGTTGTAGGTCGTGGGCGTGGCCGGCTGCAACGCCGCTACAGAAGCGGAGATGGCCGTGATCTCAAGTGAGACATCAGGCGAGTTGTTGAGGTCCGCGTACGCTGTCTGGATCGTGCCATTGTAGATCGTGGTCAGTGCCTTTGGATCATCGCCAGCCAAGATCTGGATCGAGTTCTTCGCTCTCACCTGCCATTGAATGGGGCCGATGGTGGTGAGTTTGTTGATTAACGAATCACCAACACCGAAGATTCGCACGGTGGCTTCGCCTTGTGTTTCGCCGCCGTACGCTGCGATGTGGACCTGCGCTCTGTAGTTCTCGAGCGTGTAGTACTTGCCAGGTTCACCATCACCCATCTGGCCCGTGCCCAAGCCGATGATGAATGTCAGGTAGCGATTGACGAATTTGTTCGTCTCTTGCGTGGTGGTCATAGTGCCGCCACCTCAGCTGCGGTCAGGTAAGTCAACTGATAGCGCACACCCAAACCGTCGTATGTGGGATCATTGCTTCCCTGCGTATCATAGAAGGCAAGATCTCCTGCGAAACCATGGTAGGCGTCGCGAATGAGACGATTCAGATTCTGGCAGATGATGCCTGTGACGATAGCCGCATCGTTCAGGTAGATGGATGCATACATCAACCCATCCGAACTCGTGCTGAGTTCGATCTTCGTCAATTGTCCTGCCAGCATCACCGTCAATACCTGATTGGGCACGGATTTGATCGGTATTGTCTGCATGATTATTTGAACCCTGTGTATGGCGTGGCCAGCGTGTTGGGCTGGCACATGCCGTTATCAACGGATGCCTGAGCATTCGGTGTCGTGGCAGTAGCGTCAGGTGGCGTTGTGGTGTTGTTCGTGCTTTGCGTGGTCGTAGCCGTCATGATCTCCACCAGATTGATGCTCGCGATGATCAACGATGCACCGTTGTTAGTCTCACGCTTGTAGGTAAAGCTGGTGAGGTTCACATTCTGGTATGTTGCATTCGGCGTGACGATCGTCAGCAAATCCAACGAAGCCTTCAGAGACTCTAGCGTCTGCAAGAAGCTGCTGCGGTCGGTGTCCTTACCACCCTTCGCTACACGAATGCTGGCGTTGAATGGCAATCGCACCTTGTTGTACGAGGCCAGCTTGCCGCCTTCAACAGGAAAGTTGGAGACGTTGAACTCAGTCTTGTACTCAATGCCCAGGAAACTATCGGGATCCAGAACCTTCTTCTTACCGGTGGAGTCGTAGATTCCCCAGTGAGGCTTCAGCGAATTGAGGAGATTGCTGATGCCTCTGGCGGCCAGTGTTCCCACTGCCGCCACGCCACTGTATCCCTTGAGCGATGGCACTCCAGGTAAATTTGGGAAAGGCATTTATCACCCCGCTGAGTTAGCCTGCATGGTTCGTGACGGCATGTAGCGTTTGACGTTCTTCGAGAAGTCCTTCGCTACACCAGGGCCGTCAGTTGCCTGAGTATGCAGGTTCAGATTTTCGATGTGGACAGTGTTTTGCTCACCGCCTCCTTTGATGGCTGCAGCACGATTCGCCCAGTATGCCTTGACCTGCGCATTCTCATTTGCAAGATCTTTGTTGAACTTGAGGTCATTTCCAGTCGTACCGAACGTGGTGGCAACCCAGCCAGCAGCTTCGCCCATCGCACCACCAAGAGCGGCAAGCAGCTTGACAGCAAACTTGATACCCTCGACGATGTAATCGACCGCTTTGCCGACTTTCTCCAGTGCCTCAGGTGAAACCTCGTTGATCGCCTTCGACAACCCGTGAATCCACGCGTTGATGTCCTTGCGATGCTTGGACATCCAGTCAGAGATGGCTTTCAACACTGGGAAGAGAACTTCGCGACCAATGGCAGCGAACCTGGCTGACAGGTTGTTCCATTCCATCTGCGCCATCTGTGCGGCGTCAGCCTGCGCACGGTTGATACCCGTGATCTTGGCACCCATCGCGATGCGCTTCTCAACCTCTTCGCGACCCAGCTTGAGCAGGTTGAAGGTCTCAGGATCGATGCCCATCATCTGCCGCGCCTTGAGCAGAGCCGTGGTTGGGTCCTGCTTGTAGAGCGCGTTGACTACGTCAGCCTGGGCAAGCAAGAACGACTTGGTGTCCTTGAATGCACCCTTCAGATCGACGTTGGTTCCACCAGCTGCCGTGAACAAGCCAGAAACCGCCTGATTGCTCATGCCTGTCTTGAATGATGCAACAGCCATGGCAGCCTTATCGACCGCGGCTGAGGCTCCCTCGGCTGTCCCGCCAACGCCTTTCATGGCATATTGAAGACCAGCCAGGTCCTCTACGCTCATCTTGGTGTTGTCAGATAGCCGACCAAGCGAGGCGGTGGCCGTGATGGTATGTTCAGCGAAGGCGAGGATGCCCATACCCGCGGTGAACAATGTGGCAAAGCTGAGCAGTTCGTTCTTGAACTTCTTGACCGCCTCCATCGATTCCTTGCGGCGTCGCATCTCCTCTTGGTGAGCTTTCTTCTCCGCATCACGCCGCTTCTTTTCATCCGCGTCGTTCTTGCGGCCGCTCTTCGCGTTCTTCGCATCGAAGTCATCGCGAATCTTGTTCGCCTCGTCCATTCCCTTCTTGTAGTCGGTATTGGACAGGCCCAGCGTCACCAACAAGCTGTCAATAATTGTTTTCGCCATTTTGTGCTCTCCTTATCAGCATGCGCTCGTTGTGGGAGTCAACTGACAAGATCTCAAGGAAGTTGTAGACATCCTCCAAGCTGTAGACCGTCTGCAGTTCATGCATGGTCGCCAACTTAGAGGACACTACGATGCCGATGATCAGCGGAACATTCGGATATGGAACGAACGGAAGATCATCGCCGCCTACGCCGAGGTTGAGGGGCTGGCGGCGTTCAAAAAATCCAGGTGTAACTTGATCACCTCCTTTTTCAGGATCAACCTCGTTTTGGGATCCTCGATGTCCTCATCGACCAGAGCGCGGACGACATCAGGCTTGTTCGGATTGGGCGCAATTTCCACGCAAGCCATGAGACGATCAAGCATGGGCTTGGCCTTCTCGAAAGGTATCTTGCTGAGTGCGGTCAACCCAAGTTTCGCCAGGCCGGCAAAGCCCATGTCAGCGAGTTCATCGGGTATCTCCACACCGGAGCTGCCCATTGCAAAGGCCAACTCCAGTGCGAGATTTTCGGCATCGACCGCGGACATTTCCGTGAGGACAAATGTCTTTTTGACGCCGCGGTCTTCTAGTGGGATTTTTATAGTTTTGCGTGCCATGTTTCAGTCACTCCTTATACAGGAGCCGGGGACAGGTCTTGGAACGCGATAGCATACTTCCGCGGTTTCAGAACCTTGCCGGCAGAGGGGAGAACGGGACCACGATCGAGGAAACCGGTCGTGAACGAGTAAACAAACCCGATGCTGGGGATGATGATCGTCGCATCGAGAATGAGTTTCTCACGCTGTGTCTTCTCGTAGGCGATGATCGCATCCATGATCGCATTGGACGGCGAGTCGGCCTGCAACGTGAAGTCCAGCGGGACGATGTAGGGCGTATAGCCGGCGGACAAGAATCCGTCGACGCCCATGTACTTCTCCGCGAACTCCACGTCATCGGACGTGAAGGCATCGTCAGCGGCGTAGCCTTGGATGTGCACAGGGACATCGTACAGGCCACGCGCACCGAGCGTGAACACCGAATTTGCAGCTGTGATAAGTGCCATGATTGCTCCTTGTTCAAATGGTAGGTTGATTACAGCAGGTCAACGGACGCCAGCTGGATCTTGTTGACCGAACCGCCGTCAGTGTACCAGAAGTTGCAAGGCGGAGTACCACGAGCCTGGCGAACAGCCGGTGTCGCATTGAGCACTTGCAGATACCAGCCACGGTTGCTCAACGCGGTGTCGATGGGCAAACCTGCAGCAGCGTTCACGTTGGCAATCTGCGAGGCGGACAGGGTCACGCCAGGCTGGATGGCACCGAAGTTCAGCGCATCGTTGATTGGGCCCATGAGCGTACCCATGATCTTGCCACGACCACGCGCGTTGTACGGGATGGAACGCTCTTGCGTCAGCATCGTCATCAGTGCCAGCTGGAATGCAGCGTTCAGCCAGATCTGATTCACGTACGGCTGCAACCACAACCACTTGCCGGTCAGCTTGCCCTGGTAGAAGAAGATGAACTCCTGCGCTGCGGTAGCGGATGCCACCATGGCGTTGTAACCGTTCTGCTCCAGGTTGCTCAACACGCTTTCGCTCGTTACCGTCGCGGCAAAGCCGCTCTGGCTCTTGTACGCAGGGTTGATGTTACCATCGGTCTGCGTGAAGTCGATCGAGGCGATGAGGCCGCACACGAATGCCGCCAGGTAGGTGTTGTTCGGATCGTAGACCAGGCAGGTACCGCTCGCGTTCTCCTGCGCAAGCAAGTAGCCCAGGCTGGTCGTGGCCGGAACCGTGGTGGTGGCGGTGATGTCGTTGTCCCAGCACACGTAGACGAACTTGTCGCCTTGCGTGTTGTTCCAGTCGGCGAACAACTTCTTGTTTGCGTTGCCGCTCACGTCCGGGTTGAACAACGTGCAGAACGACGCCCAGTTGGTGGTGAGCGCGATGATGCTGTTCATGAACGCGGTCGGTGTGGTTGCGTCGGCACCTTGGGACAGCACGGCACCAGTGGCTTGGGTCAGCATCAGCGAGGCAGCCAGGGTTGCGCCGCTGGTCGCGTAGGTGATGGTCTCCAGGTGGCCAGTAGCGGTGCTGGTGAACACGAAGGCTTTGGCGATGCTGTCATACGTGACGCTGAACGGAGGTGTCGTGAACGCAGCCTGAATGAGCGCAGCAGCGTTGCTGAAGCTGGTCGCAGTCGACAGGTTGATGTTCGCCGAGGTGAGCGGTGTGCCGGCAAACGTGATGGTCAACGTGTCGATTGGTAGCGCCTGCAGCTGGGCCAGCGTCAAGGATGCGCCAACGGGACCACCGCGCAGATAGCCGGCCACAGCCGTCGAAGGATACTGCGCGAAGCTGATCGAGCCAGGCTTGATGTGCGAGTTGTCGAACCCGTTGAAGTAAACCGCAGCAGCGGCGTATTCAACGGACGAGGTACCGAAGTAGTTGCCCACGTCAAGCAGCGACACGAACGACACCACGGATCCGATGGGAGGCCGCGTGCTGGTGGTCAGCATGAGGCCAACGAGAGCAAGACCATTGCCGCCGGCGGCCAGAACACCCGGATTGACCTTGGCAAAATAATCTGCTGGGACTGTGTTAAGCATAGTATTCTCCTATTAAACTGGATAGTTGGCTGAAACTGATTTGAGTGCGACGCTGACACTCCCTGCATACTGCTGTTGAGTCTGAACAATCGGGTTGATTTGGAATACTGCTTCCACAGCCCACTTGTTCTCGTACTGCTGCTCCGCATTGAGGAACGGTATCTGACGCGGATCATTTGCGTACAGAGGAGCCATCTCAAATTGGCCAGGCGGAGTTAGAGCAGCGATAAGACTCGCCATCTGCGTCACGCCATATTCGCTTCGCCACAACGTGGTAATCAACTGCGCGTTGTTGCTTGAGTTCGGACCGTGGACATCAAACTGAAATGTCCGCTGTGTCGACTGTTGCGAATTGGTTGTACCAGCCTGGATCGTTTCACTCGCCACCGTGAGCGATGTCGAGATCTGATATGTGCCCACACCGCCAGTCGTCCCTGTCAGCTGACTTTGAATGGTAACTGGAGGCGAATCAGGGATGTTCACACCATACAGCGTGGCACCACTCACGATCACACCTTCGATCATGGCTGACACAGTCAGCGTGGTACCGCTGATGGAACCTGTGAAAGCCACGTCATTCTCAGTCTCCTCGTTGGTAGCAAGCCGCGTTTGCGTCAGCGGCCACATCACCACAAAGTCACTGGCGCTGGGTTCAGGCACTCGGTTTTCTTGACCGCGGACGATCTCCACGGCAGGATCAAGAACACCCTTGAGAAAATTTCCCAGGATGCTGAAGACTTGATCCTCATTACCAATGAGGATGGGCTGCATCAGACTACCCTACCTGGCCATCCGCTGTCCCCGGCGGCTGGGGCTGACACGTTGCAATCGCAGCTGGCGTCACCAGCATCGAGATCGCGGCCAGGATATTTCGGTTGCACATCCTTGCCTTCACGCGATTTGCTGTACGCGATGGCCTGAGCTTGTTTGGGTGGGTGGCCGTGATTGATTTCCGTCTCGATGTTCTTGCTGATGGTCTCCTGGCTAGATCCGGATTTCAGATCGTCGCCTTGGAACCCATGCGCATGGGCGGCTGCAGCTTGCTTGGCGGCTTTGACTTTCGCACCTTTACCGCGGTAGACCTTGCCATGTCCACCCCACTGATAGCCGCCATCTTCTTCATGAATTGGCATGATGTTCTCCTTATGCTCCGTTTTGCAGGGTAGCAGCGACTTTCACCCATCCAGTCGTGCCGTCATTGCGGTTGTTCAACCATGATTCGAGAACCATGGCCACCAACCAGGTGGTGCCGTCGGGAAAGACGATCAGATCGCCACCCTTCTTGTCAGGCCGCACCAGACCATCGATGTTGCCCTCGACGTAGATCGCTTTACGCGAACCGTTGAGGTTCAATCCATCGATTTGCTGAATATCACGGAAGGACAATGCTTGCACCTGCGCCATCGCTGGCACATCAGTGAACGCAGGCACGCGCTTGAAGTTCGCATCCTGCGTGTAGCCATTGCTGAGTCGCACTGTCACGCCCAACATCGGGTTGACAGCTGACACCACGCCAGCAGTGATTTGAAGCAGGTTCATGTTTCATCCTCCACAAAGTGGGTGGCACTCTTCCACATGTCACCCTTGTTGATCAGAGGTTTGTCGAACCCCTTGGCAGCGATGGTACTCGGTGCGAGCGGTGGCGTCCACAGCTCATTGATCGACTCGACCAGCTCACCAACCATCTCATGTCCTAGCTGATCAAGTGCCATGTGCGCATCGTAATGGCATGCGACCAGCAGCTTGCCAAGATCAGGTCCCCAGTGCTTGGAACCTTTGTTGATCATGTTGCGGAAGAACGGTCGTGGTGCCTGGAAGTATGTTCCCATCACCTCAACCATCTGGCCATTTGCCATCTCAGTGTGCGGATGCTTCACCTCAACAGTGTGGCCGAACTCGTTCATTGCCGCCGCCATGGCGGTGGGAGTACCGTCCTCCTCAGTAGCGCCCTCAGGGAAACCTACACTGAGGACAGCGCCAGTCGAGATCTTCTCGCTCAGCTCTTGCAGGAACTGTTCCATCTTGTCCCCACCAGACATCTTCATCTTGATGCCCATGTCTCACCTCGTGTTTCTCCATGGCGAGAATGGATCCATGCGAGCGTATGGACTCTTGCCCCGCACATAGGTGAAGCGACGGAATTGCGCCGACGCCTGCCAATAAGCAATGCCGTACTTGGTTTGCGCAAACCACTGCGCGGATCCGGCTGGCATGTCTAATTGCGTCTGTACTGATACACTGCCCTGAGTCGCGCTGTTGATGCGACCAACCAGTGGCGAAGACGGGCTGCCCAACGCTGCGTTGAGTGCAGCGATGTGCGCTGTCATCATGTACAGCAACATGGTCAGTTGCGTCAGATCGGCAACAGGGCTGCTCGTCGTGTTGTCGCAATACAATTGCGCCTCATTGAAGAACAGTTGGGCCTGCTGCGCGTTGACGTAGGTCGCCAACTCTGGGTATCGCGCCGCCCAGTCAGCATATACAAATGTCACCATGTTCATTTACTCCACAGTGAAGAATAGGACAGAGCACCCCGAAGGGTGCACTGTGGTGTTACCGACTTAGTTCCGGTCAGCGTTCTCCACGCCTTTCGGAAGTGCGGTCGGGTTGATCGGCTCGAGGCCGGTCTCCTGGTCTTCGAGTTCCTTAGCCATGCTGCGCACGGATGCCAGCTGGCCATGGGCGAAGATCAGGTTGTTCTTGACAGCGGGGTGCTCCGAGTTGCGTCGCATCCACTCCTCGAAAAACTCCTTCGGGACGTTCTCCGTCACCGCATAACCACCGATGGTGGCGACACGGATCAGACCGGTGTTCAACGAGTTCGTGCCCTTGAGGGTCACGCGCCGCGTTGGTTGACCGAGAACACGGATGTCCAGGTGCATTCCATGCGGCAGCTTGCAGCCAACCGACACGGTGTTCTTGGATTCCGGTGTCACGAAGTCCGGGTTGTTGATGGAACGGGCACGGTTGCTCCCAGCTTTTTTGGTGGTGCTAGACTTTTTTGCAGCGGTGGTCTTGGCACCGTCTTTGCCTGCGGCCATGGTCTTTCTCCTTGTGGTTGTGGCATTGACAAAATGAAAACCTCACCAGGCTCGTCAGTTCCTGGTGAGGGTGCTACAGGTTGGTGATGCTTACACGCCGACCAGTTGCGCGATGGCAAACGGTTGACGGATGACGCAGCCCCACGAGCCCTGCGACTTCTTCTGCTTGAAGCTGGAGGTGTCACGCACGATTGCGTGGGCACGCATCTTCTCAGTGAAGGAGCAGAAGCCAGTTTCCTGGCCGTCGACTTTCGGCGCGATGAGTTGCACCAGGTTGCCGGCACCGTTGGGGTTGTTGTACTGCGCGGCCGTCTCGAAACGCATGTTGGGGAAGTTCTTCTTCAGCATGTCGTAGACGTTGGTCGCGAAGGTCACGTTGGTTGCGGTCAGTGCGACGCTGGAAGCCGGCGACATCGCGAGGATCATCTCGTCTTCCATTTCGATCAAGCCGCCGGACTGGTTCACCAACTCCAGGAACAGGGCCTGGATGTCAGCGTAGATTTCCTGCGGCAACGCAGTGACTTGGCCGTTGGTGATCCACGGACCGGAGTTGTTGCTGTTGAAGGTCTTCGCTCCCGGTGCGATGGGTGCGGACAGGTTCGGATCATTCAGCAGACCGTAGTTCTGGAGGCCAGCAACACCGAAGAAGTAGGTCTGGTTCTGGAACTTGTCCAGCACCATGGCCGACGTGATGTTGATGCGGCTTGCGTAGTCGATCTTCGCCAGGCTGTAGGTTTCCAGCTGTTTCTCGCCCCACTGAGACATGGTCTGGTAGTGGTAGGCTTGGCGTTGCGGGAAGTTGGCGTTTGCACCGGTGCTGCCGTTCTCGTTGAAGTCACCGTAGCTCGAAACTTCACCGGTGTGTTCAACAACGGGGAAGGTCGCGGTCACGGTCGTCCAGTCACCTTTCTTCGCCTCGCCCATGATCTTCGCCGCTTTGTTCGGGGTCACGAGGACCTTGATCAAATCGGGGTCGATGTAGTTGGCCAGGTAAGAGGGGATGCCGGCGTTGCTGACGGTCACGAGGGGCGGCTGCGCGTCCATCGCCAGGCGTTCGTCCAT